TGGGCGAACAGGCAGTTATAAGTTATGTCACCGCACAAATAGCCGGTCCTGTTGTTATTCCTGCTAGTAAAACGGATAGAAGCAAACTATTCGCTGGTGACCTTGAGAAAGCTATTAAAGCTTATGGCGAGGATGTGGTAGATCTAGAACGTCTTATAGAGTCATTCGTACGTAACATTAGACTAAAAAGACTAGCTGTTGGAAAGTTTAGATACAATCCAAACTTCGGTACAAATGGTGACATTATTCTTGAATCAATTAATCCTGAACACATAATCCTTGATAAAAATACACCATTAGGTGGTAATCCAGGGTTTGTTTGTCATGTACGCAAGATGTCAGTGGAAGAAATTATTAGTACTTGGCCCGATAAGAAGCAAGAAGTCATGAAACATCTTGGTATACAGCGACGAACTGCGAAACAAATGACTCAGGAATTAGCTGTACGTGAGGTTTGGGTTACTCATTATAAGAATAATAAGCCAATAGAAGGCTTTGTAGTTTACTTTGACGACTTGGTACTAGAAAAAGATCGTAACCCGAACTGGATGTATGCCAACGAAAAGCAGAACTTGCTCAAGTACCCTAAGAAGCCGTTTATCTTTGGTAACTTAGTTAATCTGGGCGACCATTTAATAGATGACACAACTCCAGTAGAACAAGCAATTGAGCAGCAGAAAGTGTTGAATCAAGTTGGTAGACAGATACTTGAAGTAGCTGCCAAAGCTAATGGATTACTTGTTATATCAACAGATAGTGGTCTAACCAAAGATGATGCTCAGAACTTAACTGGTGACCCAAACCAGAAACTAGTGATTAAGACTAGTGGACAATCAGTAGAGGAATTAGTACACCAGATAGAAGCACAACAATTACCTGAGTTTGTTGCCAACCTTAAAATGGATGCACGTATACAGATTGGTAACCTACTTGGTGCGCCAACTGATTTTACTGGTTCACAAGCGGATGATGGCGATCCAACTCTTGGCGAAGTCATGGTAAAGAAGAACCAGTCTGCTGGTATTCAAGATCAAATGGTACGGGCAATTAGCCGTATGCTAACAGAGATCTACCAATATCTGGTGCAAATGTTCATTGTGTGGTACACCGAAGAACATAGTTTTGTCCATGATAGTGGTGATGGTGAGTTTGACTACATTACACTTAAGCGTGGGCTCATTGAAGAGGGCATACGCGTGAAGGCTGGCCGTCCTGCTAACCCCGACCGTGCCCGTGTTGAAGCTATTATCTTGGCACTCCTGAAGCAAAAAGCAGTCAGCCTATTAGATGCTTACCGCCTGCTACAGTTGGACAACCCGCAGCAGCTTTACGACAATTGGGCCAAGCAACAGCAAGACCCAATGGCACTCGCCCGTGATGCATTAGGTGTGGTGGATGATTCCGAAGCATATGTCATATTCCAAGATATCATGGACGGCAAGAAGGTTGAGCAGAAAGAGAACCCAACTAAGGAGTACATCCTAAGTTTACGCAAGCTGATGATTAATGATGAATTCATAAATGCACCATTATCCAAGCAGAAAGCATTTATTGACTACGTAGTTAAATGTCTAGACAGCTTAGAGACACGCGAGCAGTTGGACCAAGCAGGACAGCAAGATCCGACTGGACAGAATCTTAACCCACAAATGCCGTTACCTCCATTGCCGTTTCCAATGCCACCGCAGATGCCTGGAATGCCTGCTCCCGGTATGATGCCTTCAGTTTCACCAGGACAGCCAGGTATGCCATTACCAGGTCAGCCTCCAATGGGAATGCCTCCAATGCAACCACCAACCCCGAGTAGCGTTATGGCACCTCCGCCCCAGGCGGCTCCTGCCCCATCTGAACCAGCTATGCCATCTGTGATACAATAAGTAAAGAAAGAGGTTTAATATGAGTGCACTAGAGGACAAAGTAGAAGCAATTATCAATGAAAAAGGTATTACTGATGCTGAAGAAGGGCAGACACTTCCACCCGTTAACCCTGACAATGGTGAGGATGACAAGCAGGACAAAAAGATCGATGAAGACAAACAAAAGTACGATAAAGATGGTAATCGAATAAAAGAAGATGAATCTAAGCAAGAACCAGAAAAGGAAGATGAAAAGACTGACGAGGGAGAGTTCACAGCAGATGACGCGCTCGAAGTTGAAGAACCAAAGACACCAGAAACAGCTCCTACAGATGCAGCCGGTGTCGTCCTTTCCCCGGCTGAACAGAAGTATGTAGTTGATAACATTGGTGAGCCATTGCTTATTCGTGGTATGCGTGGTGATAAAGAAGTAGAATTAAGAGTATACGACCCTACGCAAATTCCAAAGGATTTCCAATTTGGCAGTCAGGCAGATCTACTAGCCGCACAGCAGGGTTTTACGCGATTGGAGAATAAAGCTCAGCAACTACTTGGCAATTTCCGTAACCAACAATCTCAGGCACAGACAGCTGACTTTGAACGCCGAGAAAATGAAGGTATTAGACAAGACGTAGCGGAGCTACAGCGTGATGGTGATTTTCCAAAGTTTAAGATTCAGCCGGGACAAAAGGGTTTTGATGATGACCCGGCTGCTAAGCAAATGGCTGAGGTGCTGGAAATTATGACGAAAACTAATGATCAGTATATGGCAGAATATCAACAAGGTAGGCCATATAAGCATATCGGCTTTAAGGAAGCTTTTGATATTCAGCAGCGTTTAGGAGATGCTCACAAAAAAGAAAGCGCCCAAAAGCAGGAAGATGAAGAACGAAAGCAGATTGCTAGCAAAATAGGTTCTGGTGCTGGATATTCAGCTAACAAAGTAATTAAACCAACGGTACGTCCTGGTACCACTACACGAGATATTTTAAATCGTATCGAACTGGGAGATTTCTAATGAATAACGTGATTATATTCCATCATAAGTTTAAGGATCATGAAGGTGAATTACAAAAGTATTTTAACGATATAAACTTGGAAACTGTTTCCATAAAAGATCTCGTTATTGATGACCTTATAGATTCATTACGAGATAAATTTAATGATGGGCTTTTAGAACTTAATATAGTTTTAAGAAAAGCTCAGAAGGATTTTGAGAAACAATGAATTTGAATGCGTTATTGGCAGTTCTAGAATATAAAGAGATAATCACTGGTGAAGAAGCTCAAGAACTAACTGAACATTTTGCAAATGGTATTCAATCTGTACATTATAAAGATGCTCAGGAAGTAGTTAAAAAGATTTTAGCTGACAAATAATTTGCAGTAATAGTAGTTACTTGGTATTATTGCATTATTAGGCACATAGCCCACCCGGTTATGTGCTTTTTATTTTAATTAAGCGAAAAGGACTATAGATGGCTGGTATTACATTTACTGACCGTGTGGTAGACATCACTTATCAAGAGATTCTGCCAAGTGTTGTTGACCAGATCAACAACTCGAATATATTAATGGCCAAAGTACTGAGTAAACCAGGTACTTGGCGTGGTGTGACTGAAAACCAGCCAATTACTATTGCCAACAGCACTACTGGTGGTTCGTTCTCCAACATGGATGTGTTCCCAACTGCTGCTACCAACAACACTCGGCTTATGACCTGGTACGTTGCTGCTTACGAGCAATCTGTGGTCATTCCTGGTATTGAGCGGGCAGTCAATGCCAACAACGAAAAACAGGTACTTCGGCTATTGGCTACTCGTATGGACGAAGCCAAGGTGTCTGCTAGTCAGAACATTGGTGTGATGTTCTACGGTGTTGGTTCTGGTAAAGACTTTGATGGTCTTGGTCTGATTGTTGATGCTGGCACAAACAGTTCTAGTTATGCAGGTATTACTCGATCTGGTAACGCATACATCAACGGTGATGTAACTGCGGTAGCCAGTGGTATTATTACCCTTGATTACCTGAGTTCAGAGTATGATAACGCTAGTGCGGCTGGCTCTACTTCTGAAAGTCCAACTGATGGTTTAACCACCAAAGCTATTTGGACGTTTATTGAAGGTTTGATGCAGCCAATGGTTTCTGCTCGATATGAGGTTACTGGTCTTGATGGATATAGTCGTACCGATGGCGGTTTTGGTGGAGGTGTTCCAAGTAGTAAGGGACAAAACCTAACTGCTTTTGGTGGATTCAACTCACTTGTTTATCGTGCTCGTAATATATATGCCGATGACAACTGTACAACTGGTACCTATTTCTGGATCAATGGAAACTACCTTGAGTTCAAACGGCTAATTGATAGCAGCCTAAACCAAATTGGTAGTACTGTAGAAGTAACTGAAGGTTTCTACAAGGATGTTCCAATGCCTTCTGCCTTCCAGTTCCGTGAACTAATGTCACCGGTTAATCAATATGGTGAAGTTGGTCTATTGATGCTCATGGGTAATCTTATCCATCGTCAGCCACGCCGTAACGGGAAGTTGACAGGTGTGACCACCAATTAGCTTGCCATTTGATTACTTCTGTAGTATATTCAATTTATGGGAAAACCAGAAGTAGCAATAAGCAAGATAGTATTCATAGATCTGTATGTGAACCAAAAGAAAAGCGGGCTAGAGATAGCCCGCTTTTTTGGTATAGGTAGGACAACCGTAAGCCGATATATAGAACGATATGGGCTAGAACCTAGGAACATTAAAGAGGTACGTAAAAACAAATTTTGGAATGGGGGCGAAGTTCAGAAAAAAGCGGCTAGAGATTTTACTAGAAAACGTATGTTAAAAAATAATCCTAACTGGAAAGGAAGTTTTCTCGAAAGTATCGGAATGAACCAGGCACAATACGTTGCAATACATAGATGGATTGCACAGGAGCTTGGTGCACCTAGTACTTGTGAGCACTGTGGTAAAGGGAATTTATTTGGGCATCATATAGTTTGGGCTAATAAATCGGGTCAATATCTATGGGATGTAAAAGATTGGCTTCGATTATGTGGTAAGTGTCATAAAAAGCATGATGCCAACCTTATTTACGGTTAACTTACCATATTTTTCTTGCCCTAACACAAACTAGCAGTTACTATGTACCTATTGGCAAATAGCCCTCACAGGTTATTTGCTTTTTTATTATCTTAAGAAAAGGATCATATGGACACAGGAATTAGAACCTTAGCTGAGCAAGATATTAGTGTTCTGGCTACAACTCAGCAAACACAACTTGGCGCAACTGGTGCTACAGCCGACGGTCGACGATTTCGTTACGTAAAGTTCGGTGGTACATCTACCATTGCTCCAGGTTTGCTTGTACAAGCACCTGCACTAACTGCAAACTATCAGGGGTTGGCACTTACTGCTACAGCCACATCAGGTGGTAACACTGTTGCACAGCTTGCGACTGGGTCAAACTCGCTTGTCGTGACTCTTGCAGGTACTGCTGTTACCCAAGATCAGTTCGCGGAAGGATATATTGATGTAATCGTTGGTGGTGCATCAGCCGATACTGGTCACTATACCTACAAAATTAAGGGAAACACTGCCCAGACCAGTACTACTGGTCTAGTAACACTTTATCTAGCAGAACCTACTCGCCACACAACTGCATTGGTTCCGGGTACGGATACTGCCAACTTACGCATTAGTGACTATAGCGGCGTAGTTAGCTCTACGACTGCTGCATTAACGATTGGTCTAACCGTTATGCCAGTGCCAAATACTTCAACAGTTACTAACTACGGTTGGGTACAGACATATGGTGACTGTGTAGTACTTAACGACGCTGGCGGTACTATTACCGTAGGTGGCGCATTTGGACAGTCAACAACAACTGCCGGTAACGTTAAAGCTGCTACGGCATCTACTGTGCCAATCCTTGGCATTACTAAGATTGCAATTAATGCAAGCACTTCAGCACCGGCATTTCTAACATTTGGTAGTTAATAAGCCTAATTTCGGCTAAAAGAAAGGGGTACTTAATATGCCTAACCGCCTATTGGAGAAGTACGTAGAAGTTGTTCGTATGGACGGCCTCAGAACAAATAAACCAGCTACCTTTGGTAGTACACTAGCAGTCACAGGGGCGGCCACCTTTTCTGGAGCAATGACTCTAAATGGAACAGTTACTATAAACGGAACTATTATTGGATACGCAACGAGTGCTCAATATACACAAGGTCCGACTGCTGCGGCTTCGTGGGCAGTATCAACTACCATTTTCGTAAATGATAATGTTACTGGTACCTATAAAGTTGTGGCGGCAAGTGCTGTATTCGGTACAGCTTCTACGTCGGGAACAGTTCAGATTGAGGTAGCTACGGGGACACAGGCCATCGGTGCAGGAACTGCTCAGAACTCTACACCAGTTTCGTTGTCAGGTACCGCGAACACCACAGTTAATGCGACCATAACAACTCAGACAACTATCACAGCAGGTGCTCGTGTTAACCTGCTCTTTGCCGGTACAGTGACTAACCTAGCTAACTGTGCCATTAACGTTATCTTGCAAAAGATTAGTTAATAAGGAAAAATATAGAAAAGAAGTCCTTACTCGGGCTTCTTTTTGCTTTTTAAGATACTTATGGTATTATGCAACTACATGAAACAACAGCCCTCTAATAGGCCAAAAACCTCTTTTAGTGTGGCATTTAATGGAGACAACTAAATGCCCCGCATAGACACCTCAGTTAATAAGGATGTTAAGCCATATGGTATTCAACCAAATACCAACCAGATGTCATTACAGGAACGCCTTATGGGGCGTTTTAAAGCCCATGAGTATGTAAAGGTCATTAATGTAGATGACGAGCCTCTTATGTGGCAATATATGCCAGCTGAGAAGGAAGAATATGAATATACTCCAGATGGTATGCACCGCCATACTCGTAGGGAAGATCCAGAAGTTTGGATGCTTGATCCGGGCGAGTCTGAAACCATTGTGGGTGCGAATGCCTATATTATGATTGAATCTCTGTACAAGAAGTTAGCTGTTAAAAAAGCAGTAATGACCATAGAAGTAAAGCCAGGCCAAGCACGAGCATTTAACTTTGGTGATGGTACGGCTCAAGACTATTGGATTGGCCGTATTTTAATCGGTAAGGAAGTACCTACTTTTACAGCTCTTAAAACAGAAGAAACAAATGAACCAGTCAAACGTGGTCCTGGACGACCGGCTACAGCGAAGGTCTAAAGAGTTGGACGCCCGTGAGGCATATCTAGTCACTAGAGAGAAATTAGCAGAACAAACTGAGGCTGCTATTACTAAATGTCAGCATGATTTAGCCTTGTTAGATGCGACTATATTAGCTCGCGAAGCTATATTGTCTCAGCAAGAAGACCGTATGTTGACTTTGGATAAAGAATATGCTAGAAAACAGACTATACTGGAACATGCAATCTTAAAGAAGCAAGAATCGTACGCTAAGTGGGAACAGAAGTTAGGTGAATTGCGCACTGGAGTTGGCACCATTAAAGAGTCGATTGCAGAGCGCCAGGATTATTATAAGCAGCAAGAAGGACTTATATCCAAACAAGCGCAAGAAGGTAATCTGCAACTACGTGGCCTTGAGTATGAGATTATCGAAACGAAACAGATTATTAAGGATTTAGAAGTTAAGAAAACTAACCTTTATAGTGAATGTAAAAACTTAGAAACTGACCTTACTACTGCACGAGACAAATTTGAGATAGAGTTGAATAATCACGAAGCTAGTGTACTTGCTATTGATAACCGTAAAGAAGTAATTGAGTCAGAGATTAATATTGTTTCTACCAAACTGCATGAACTAAACAAGCAGATAAACGCCCAAAATATAATACGACAACAGATAAGTGATGAGATAAGTTCTAAACTCCAAACATTAGACACTAAAGAACGTGAGATTATGGCTAAAAGGGAAACATTACGTCAAGAACGTGAAGAAATGGAAAATGCCAAACATTATTATAAAGACCCAAAGTCTTTATATGATGGTACAATTTAAGTAAATGTCACGATCTGGTTCACCGTATTCAACTCCACGAGATGCAAACCGTGTACCGTTGTTGGTAGCGGCTTCTACAGCAGATGGTGTTACACCGGTCGTGTTAGAAGCAGATCCCACTACACATCTGCTACAAGTATCTAGTAGCGGAGGCGGTGGGGGTACAGTTGCACAGGGTACGGCTGCGGCTGTATCGGCAGGATGGCCTGTGATTGGCGGTGAGTTAGCTGATACGACTGGTACGTTTACGAATGCTACCCAAACTACTTCAGTAACGACCACAAACTTTGATGGTTATTCAGCCGTGATTGTTTCTATAAGTGGTACGTATGGAACTGCTAGTGGTATATTTGAGATATCTGATGACAATGGTACAACTTGGTATACTGTTAACGCTGCACGTACTGATGGAACTGCGATTGAAACAGGTTACACCTCTTTAACAAACACAAATCGGATGTGGACATTATCTGTTAGTGGAGCAGATCAGTTTAGGGTTAGGTCTACTGCTGTTGCTTCTGGCACAGTGAATGTACGTATATCTATAGAGAGTATGCCTACTCCTGAAGCAGCTAGTGTTACGACTTATCAGGGAGGTTCATGGATTGTTGGCTCGTCCGCTACTACTGGAGCTGCTGTTCCTACCACGGCCTTTCTAGTAGGAGCTAAAGATGGATCTGCCAACTTACAACCCTTATCTACTTCAAACAATGTAAGTGATGCGGGTGGTTCTACTTCTCTTGCGACTACGACTGGATACTACAATGGCTCTAACTATGATCGTGGAAGATCAATTGTAAATGGCACTAATTCAACGGGTACAGGCATTGGAGCAGTTGGTATTATAGGGCAATTTGACGATGTATCTCCTACGGCTATTACCGAGAACCAGTTTGGTAACCTTAGAATATCAGGAAATCGTAACTTGTACGCCACAATCCGTGATGCAGCTGGCAATGAAAGAGGTGCCAATGTTACTGCAAGTAATGAGTTAGTAGTTTCGGACTCAGGTTTACGACCTGCTAGTACTTCTTTGAATACTTTTTCGATTCATCTAACAAGTAATACTACAACTACTCCTATAGCCTCAACGGCATACATTTCTTCGATATCAGTTAGTAACGAAGTGGCTGGTACCACTTCAACTATAACTATTCAGGATAAACAAGGCACACCCCTGAAATTAGTAAATGGAATTGCCACGACTGCTCTAACAACTATTCCGACAATTATAAACTTTCAAACTCCGGTTAAAATGGTATCAGGAATAGACATTATTACTGCCGGTGCAGTAGCTGCTACTGTAGATGTTTGGGTTAACTATTACGCGTAATAAAGGAGAAACATATGTCATACATCCAAAATAACCTTACTGCCGCATCCTCGGGACAAGGTTGGACGGCAAGTACTGCAAACACGACTCTTGCACTTAATAACTATCTGCGATTCGTTGTATCTAATCCCACAGGATCGGGTAAGACTCTATATATATACAATATTAGTATCTATTCTAGTAATGTAGGACAATCGAATCTAAAGCTGGTACGTAATCCCGCTACTACGGTGACCGCAAATACAGTTACTCCTTTGAACCAACATCTATATGATGGTATATTCACAACCGTGGCAAATGTGGCATACGATACTAATAGTAGCGATCTTGCAGGTGTGGTACAAAAATACCTACCAGCTCTTACCAATGCCGAAAACGACTTTAACAATGAACTCTATACTGTAAGTGCAGGTTGGTCGTTAGGAATATCCAGTAAAGCATTACTTGCAACTAATACAGTTATATCAGTTGACTGGATAGAGATGTAATCAATTACAATGTTGTATCTAAGGTGTAAGTGTTATGATATAATCACCCTGTATAAGGCAAATAGCCCACCTCTATTGGTGGGTTTTAACTTACTAGGAGTATCCTAATGGCATACACGCCGCCGGCAATTAAAACATCTGCTCCATTTGGTGCGGCAGTTCCAGATGCCAACCGTGTTGGTTTGAATAGTTTTCCTAACCAGATGCAGACTATAGATGCAACTGCATCTCCAAACGCCTCCCCTTTAACTGTTAACACTACTGCCACACTTCTTGTACCACTTAATGCAGTATCAGTGACCATTATTAGTACTACAAATGCCGTACAGGTGTCAGAAGATAGTACACAGACAGCTTATTTCACACTACCTGCCGCTACGATTATGACATTTCCTTGTGCTCGGCAAGCAAATGTATATCTTAAAACGGGTAGCAGTACTGTGGTAAATTTCTTCTTTTCTCTATTTTAGTAGGTAATACAAATGTCAAAGAGCCAGACAATATGGAGCAATAATAGTAAAAACATAGACTTATGGGTAACAGCTACTAGAAATACAACTATTTGGAATAATGAATCAAACTTTCCGTCCTACTATCTATATTCAGATTCTACACTAACTTATACCAATGCTAGCAGAACATATAGTTATATTAGTGCTGTACCAACAGATCAGACCAATAATAAGAACCCCACCACCTGGACAAAAGGACTAGAGAATAGTACCACTTGGTCAAATGAGTCACTTCCTCAACTTGGGTATACTTATGATAGTACAGCAGTATACGATAGTACTTATACTTATGATTACACTATGTTTGTACAGAACCAAAGTAACAATAAGAACGTGACAGCTTGGGCGGTAGTAGTATGAGTGGTACAAATTATCCCGCATCGCTTGATGACTCAACAACACTACCACAACCAGGGCCAAATACAGTAACAAATGCAGGGAGTGTGACTCATGCAGCCTTACATGATAACGAAATAGGGGCTATTACAGCTCTTGAAACTAAATTGGGTACTGGTAGTTCAACTTCTACCACTTCAACAGTTCTACGGGCTTCTAGTAATGGTACAAGCACATGGGGCAAAGTAGTACTTACCAGTGATGTGACCGGGACGTTGCCAGTTGCTAACGGTGGCAGTGGGGTTACCACTTCTACGGGTACGGGCAACATTGTATTATCTAACTCACCGGCACTTGTAACCCCAACAGGCATTGTTAAAGGGGATGTAGGACTGGGTAACGTGGACAACACCTCTGATGCGACCAAAAACAATGCATCGGTAACATTAACCAATAAGACTATAAGTGGAAGTAATAACACATTAAGTAGTATAAGCGGGTCTTCTTTGGTGGATGCTTCTGTTACCTCAAGTAAACTTAACACATCTGCTAGTGGTATTAATACATCGGCAAATGCTACCACAACAAGTGCAACTTATGTCACAACCCTATCAGATTCTGTAACAACTTCTGTGACTGTAACAATAGGAAACAATGGTATTGTGTTATTGAATGTAAGTGCATATTTTTTCAATACAGGGACAAACATTGGATTTATAACTTACAGTGCCTCTGGGGCAAACACGATTGCCGCCAGTGATTCTAACGCTATTCAACATAAAATGAATTCTAACGACGGTACTGTTGGGTCATCATTTCTGGTTACTGGTTTATCAGCGGGGTCAACGACATTTACTTTAAACTACCGTACAACGGGTGGCACGGAAACGTTTGGCGTAAGAAGGTTATCGGCCATACCATTATGAGTAATTACCCTTCTAGTATTGATGACGGAACTACCTTACCAAATCCTTTGGCTGGAAGTTTTACTAACAATCCTGATCACGCAATACTTCATAGTACCGAAAACGATGCTATTAAAGCTGTAGAAACAAAGTTAGGTACAGGTGTCTCTACGGCAACAAATAATACCTTGCTACGTGGTACTGGTTCTGGAACTACTGCATTTTCTCAGGCAAATCTAACGACAGACATTACGGGAACACTACCGGTAGGAAATGGGGGTACAGGTATCACTTCATTGGGTGCTGGAATAGCTACCTTTTTAGGTACACCCACTAGTGCGAATTTAGCGACAGCTATTACTGATGAAACTGGTAGTGGTGCACTTGTATTCGGCACCAGTCCAAATATTACGACTCCTACGGGGATAGTTAAAGGAGATGTTGGTTTAGGAAACGTGGATAACACTAGTGACACTACCAAGAATGCTGCTAGTGTAACACTAACCAACAAAACCATAGATGGAGGAAGTAATACACTTACTAATATAGCTGGAAGTGTGTTAACGAATTCGTCTGTAACAGCAAGCAAACTATCTACGGGTGCTCAAGCAGCATATGTGGCTACATCTGAAAGTACAACCTCTACTTCATATGCCGATCTTACAACTACTACTGATTCTGTAACTGTCACTATTGGAGCAAATGGGTTGGCGTTAGTGTCTATTTATGCCGATATGATACAAAGCACGGCGTCAGCATTTGCTTGGATAGGAGTAACACTAAGTGGTGCTAATACATTAGCTGCAAGTGATATATATGCTCAGAGGTTTCAAGCCTTTACTGGTGGAGCAGAAGAGAAGTTTGGAACCACATTACTTTATACGGGTTTATCAACTGGTTCAACAACGTTTAAGATGAAATACAAAGTCCAGACTGGTGGGGGAGGCGCGGGCACTGGAATATATGCGGATAGAAGAATATCGGTTATACCATTATAATGACCAAAGGTAAGTTATGATCACATATACACAATCATACAAACGAGCGGCCGACATAGTAGGTATAAGTACAACTACAAATAGTCAGGCACTGACGAATATACAGGCAGATATTAATCAAGGTTTGCGTATTTTTAAGAATGCCAGTCGTCGTTATTGGACACGTAAGGAAGCTACGACTAACCTTGTGGCTAGTCAGCAATATTACACATTTCCAGAAGATATGGTACGAATTACCACTGTGCGTGTTACCAGTGGTGGTTTGACACTACCTGTGGTTCTTGTAGATAGTGAAGAAATGTGGAATCGTATTAATCTAATCCCAGCGGTGACCGTAGGTATACCAATCACAGGGTTCATTAGAGGTAAAAATGAACTTGGGTTATACCCAGTACCATCCGTAAATGCTACTAATGGTCTTATTGTTTCTTATGAACCACGTTTAAAAGACTTAAACATAGATGATACAACTCCAACGGTTAATGTCACAAATGGTTCTGTAACGGTTACTTCCACTGCTGCATTTAATAGCAAAATGGTTGGTATGAGTTTACAAGTGACGGATGGTAGTGATGGTTATTGGTATCCAATTGTTGGTTATACAAGTTCTAGTAGTATAACTTTAGAAAATGTGTATCAAGGACCAACCAGTACGGGAGTAGCAGGTATTATTGGACAGGTGCCTGATATCCCCGAAGACTATCAACTAGGGCTGGTATATTTTGCTGCGTACAACTACTACTTGAAGCGTAAGGATGCTGAAACAGCCGCTGAATATAAATCGTTGTATCAGGATTTGTTAACCCAATATATTGAGGTATATGCAGATAAGGCTACCGGTCAGGTATTACAAAGTCTGGATTCATATCAATATGATCTCTTCGGTTTGCCGCCGATGAATGTTTCAATCTGATGAGTTATACTACTTTTGCTTTATATCCTGAACTAAGAACGGTTTTATCTAATGGACGGGTCTTGTGTCGTTCATGCCACATAAAGACATTCACTAAGGTTACAGTATAATGGCAAAAGGTCCACGAGATTCTGGCAAGTTAAACATCAATATGTCTTCCTTTGAAGGCGGAGAATCTATTGATTTTAAAAACGGGGTGGCAGGGGGCTTTTATCAATCTGAAGCGTTAGATTTCCGTAGTAAGGCAAGCCAAATGTCGGTACTTCCTGGTCTAACAGCCGTTTCTGGTGCATCAGCGGTATTAGTAGATCTTCCAGTTGAAATGGTGCAAGACCCTACTGGTAATAGGTGGCTTATAGGTGACCAAGGCAATCTTTATAAACTAGATACTAGTGATGTCTTAACGAAGGTAGCTACGACTACCGAAACAAGCGGTACTGGTCTTGTTTATAACCAGTTATCCGATTTCTTATATATTACTGGACAACAGTCAGTAAGTCTCTATGGTCCACTATCTAGTAGTCCAGCCCTTAAAGATGGTTGGTTTGGTAAATCAGCCAGTAGCGCTAATGGTGTCGTAAATCTCTATGATCCAACCACTACAAGTTATACCGGATCAGCTAGAAATAACATGTTAACCCTCGCAACTACTACAGGGGTAACTGCAACGAGTCAGGTGACTACGAACACTACGACTTTAACATACACGACTCCGACTTCTATACCGGCAGAAACGGTCTTAACAGGAAAGTGTCCATTTGCACCAGACCTTGAACCGTTTTACTCAATTGCTATCTATGTAGATACAGTAGGTACTGGAAATGTCACATTAACATTACATGATGGATTTAATCGTTCTCTTGCGGCGATTACGATTAGTCATGCAAGTTTGACTACCGGTTACAATGAGTTTATTTTCCCAGCTCCTGGTATACGATCATTTACTGGTGCCATTCAATCTGGTCTTAGTGCGGCATATCATTGGCATGTAACGAGCACAGTAGCAGATACCAAAATACGCACACTAACGGCATCTGATCTTAGCACAGCAGACATGATCTTGTTTAACTATCGTATGGTATCCACTAACAATGGATGGCATCCAGCGACTATATTTACTGGTAACGGATTTCTGCTTTGTATCGGTAATGGTCAGTATTTGAGTACCTATAATTTTGCCAATGATAGCAATCCGAGTAATAATGTCTGGCAACGTGAGCGTTTTCCGATTGATGCAGGCTTTGAAATATGTGGGCTTAGTATAAATAACCAATATCTTGTAATTGCAGCTGAAAAGCGTTCTAGTAGTGCTACACGCAACTATCAAGAAGGTGCTTTATATTTTTGGGATGGTTTGAACGCTAGTTACAACTTCAAGATACCGATCCCAATGGGTGCCCCATATTCGGTCTATACATTTAACAATATTACCTACTTTATCGCGGCTGGTGCGTTATATGCATGGGGTGGTGGTCAACAAGTAATTAAGGTACGTCCTATTGCATATCAGAATACTGACTATCTAGGTACAACTGATAGTACAATAGTAAACCCTAATATGATGGCTCCCCGTAATAATCTTTTAATGATTGGTTATCCGAGTAAGACTACCAACGTAAACATCAAATATGGAGTATATTCTTGGGGAGCTGTAGAACTTATTTATCCTAATAGTTTTGGGTATTCGTATGCACTTAGTAACGGTACTTACAACTATTCTGCTTCTAACAATCTACAGATTGGTATGATTAAGAACTTTGTGGACACCATGTACATTGCTAGTCGTAGAACTGTAACGGGAACAACTACTTACTACTTAGATAGAGTAAACAATAGTTCTACTGCTGCTAGTAACTTTAGCTGGACGAGTCTTATCTATGACGGTGGTGTACGATATAAGCAGAAGAATTTTGCTCGATATAAAGTTAATTTCTTGCCGTGGCCTACTGGAGCAACACTTACAGTATGGTACGCTACAGAAAGAGGAACTCGTATAACTGCTGATCAAATAACTAATGTGTCATATTCACCATCTGCTGGTGATACCAGTATTGTAATAGATGTAGAACCAGGACGATTTTACGAAGGGCAATGGGGCTTTTATGGTACGTGTAGTAGTCCTAGCAGTGTTCCAACTATTACAGGTATAGATATGGAAATAGACCCATTGGGCAATGAGGAGGACGTAAGAGTGGATGACCAGCGTGAGGGAAGTTAATGCAACCAGACAATAATAATAGTAACCTTGGACAGAACACCAGTGGTGCACCATATGAAATGTATACGGCCACATTTGGTAATGTAAACTTCCAGATTCAGCCTAGTATGACTGGAGAAGTTAGTAATACTTTTGGTACAATCCCTTATTTGTCACTTGAAAGTGTTATATATGCTCAACAGATGCAAGCGCAAATTAGTCCAACAAACATTGTTAGTGGACAGAACACAGGGCAACAAAATATACAGGGAAGTACCACTATTCAGGACAACAGTGGTTTGACTCGCATGGTAATGGGTTATGCCCAAAATGGGTTCTAGTATAACATATTTATATGAGTCTATCAAGCCCTTACAGCAATAATGCTCAAACTTTAGCGCCTATTACTACAGTGGGTCTTAAGATATCAAAACCAGGTTACGATGCTAATACTACACAGGGAAGTAACCTGGTATTTGACAGTTCCTGGCCCAGTTTACCAATTGCATTTGAACAGAAACTAACCTCTGCATTCCCTGCTAGTGTTACACATAACCTAAAGTTTCCACCATTTGCTTGTGTATGGGCATACGGTCCCGATCCAAGTGGCATTAGTGCAGTGGCTCAGCGGTTCTTTTTTCCGGTAGATACTACCAAACTTTACTTGGATACGACAAACTTTACTAGTCAACAACTGGCATTTTGGATTACTGCATCTAATATAAAAATACGTTGTTTCCAATTAGATCTTAGTACTGATATAGACTACATACTTGCACCGGGGGATACTTTTAATCGTCCCTATGATAAGAACTTTGGCATAAAAGTAGTTAAACAAGGAAAGGATATAAACAGTACTGATCTACGTGATTTTGCATTACACAGTAGAGCGCAGTCACCACTTATTCTTGCGGTTAAGACTGAAAAAACTGTACCTACTGCTAATGTTGGGACTGGTATTGGCACTGTCGTACAATACAATAGTAATCTGAAATATCCGGCTTGGGTATATGGATATGTTAAACAATCAACAGGGAAGTATGTGCCAGCTCCTTACTATTCTCAGGCCTATCCTCGAACATTTACTGATGGCATACTTTCCTATATTGGGTTTACTGGAACGGATACAGGAGCTACATTAGTAGTACTTCGCGATCCAATGTTTGCTGCAACTCAAACAACGGTGCAATATTGATGGCAGCACAAGACTTTGGGATTATTATAACTCAACCAGGTACAGCGGTAGCTAACGCACCGACTAGCAAGGTAAGTCTCAATACCAGCAATCCTTTTATTAAACTGGATACACAGAATCCTAAAGCGTTTCAGTCCTACCTACTTATTATTACCACTGATCCGCCAGAGCCAGTCGGTCCGGCTACAAACACTTATACGACTGTTGCATCTTTTGCACATGGGTATAAGTATGTGCCATCTGTAGAAACACTATTTAATCTAACATCTCCACCTCCTGGAACTACCTTTATGCAAACGTATTTTCAGGACGGAGGGCAGATAGGTGGCCATACTGTTAATGACGGTGCTTTTTTATATACCTTAACAGATCAGACGAACGTGTATTTTATAGTCAATAAGTTTAAAACAGCGGGTGGATCTTCTAATCTGTTAACCGGTACTAATGTTACCATTACAGTGCATGTATTTGTAGATGATGTTCTTTCATAGTAGAATAGGGCTATATCAGGCAAAATAGCCCTATCGCTATTTTGCCTATTTTTAATATAAGGACAATGTATGCCTCCTAGCATTGCAGCACAAGCATCTCAGGCAGCCGCCCAAGGGCAACAACAACTAGCCAACTACAATAATCAGGCTGCTCAGTCTAAGAATGATTACGGTACATACCAAGGACAAGCAAACCAAGCAGGTCAACAGGTACAAGATTACACCAAGTACATGGCCGGAGAGGGTAGTGGTGGCAACCAGTACAATGTAGGATTACAGAATCAGTTAGGACAACTTGGTTACGATCCTGCACAAATGGCTGCTGCCCGTAGCAACTTGAATCAGGCAAATGGTGCCTTGTCTGCTTACTCGGATTTTGCCAACACTGGTGCTGCCAAGTTTGGTCTGAATGCTGGAGGATTTGCTGCGGCTAATGCTGGAGCACTTGGAAATATCAACAATAACATTGCCGCCCAACAGGGGGTTGTAAACAACCTTTCTGATCTCTATAAGACGGCCCAAACGGGTGCTAACCAGTTTGCCGGTCAGCAGGTACAAAGCGAGCAAAACACACTTGGTGGCTACCAGAAAGTATACGAGAACGCCGCTAACCAGCGTGATCAAGCAGCTAGTATGATGAACTTCTACAATAATCTGGCCCAGCAACAAGGTGGTATGAACAGTCAGCAAGCCCAGGCATATGCAACTGCTCAGGCTCAATATGCAGCGGCTAGTTTAGCAGGTGCTCAGGCTGCGTATGCACTCTCTCAGACAAAAGGACAGAACCTACAGAACCAAGCAGAGCAAGCAAAACAAGAAGCTGCCGCTGCTGCTGCACAAGCAAAAGCACGTCAGAATGCTCAAACTCAACAAGAAGCATATTATAAAAGTCAAGGTATGAATAAGGTGGCTACTGATGAACGTGGTGTACCAGTATATGCAGCGAACTTCTAATGGATGATCAAGCTTTTAATGACTATCTGAACAATGTGCGAACTAATGCCGCAACAGCTGCCATAGCACCCCAACAGCAGACACCACAAAATTCAGTACCTCAACCAGTTCATAATGGTAATTGGTTAACACATCTTTTACCAACTGCTGGATCATTGGCTGGTGGTGCGGGGGGTGCCGCACTAGGTACCGCTCTACTACCTGGTATTGGCACATTTGCTGGTGGGATTCTTGGTGCAGCCTTTGGTGGTGGTGGTGCTAAAGCTGCTGAGAATGTTACAGAAGGAAAAGATATTGGTAATGACGTAGGTAAAAGTGCTATAGAGGGTGGTGCAGGGCAGGCTCTTGGTGGTATCGCTGGCAAGGTACTTGGCAAAGGTGCTGAAGTACTTGCAAATCGAGCTGGCAATATTACCAATGCCACTAAAACAGTTGCCGAAAATGCAGCAGTTGATAAGGCCGCTGCTGATACTGCTGCCGCTATCAAGAATAATTACGGTGGTATTAAACCAAGTGTGCAGTCTTCTAACAACCTGGCAGGTAATCAAAAGCTATTACAGGAATGGGGATTAGACCACACAAATCCACAAGTAATGGCCGACGCCTCTAAAGGTGGTCTATTTATTCATAATATAGATGAAGCGGCTTTAGGTGCCGGACAACCTATCAAAACGGCTGATCTAATCAGTTCGAAAGATATTACAACTGCTTCACCAGAAGAACAACAGGCACTTATTAAAGCCGATATTATTACTCCAGAAGGCTCGTTACCGACACACGTCAGTCCACTACAAGCAAACAAGTTTGCACAAGATTTAAATGGGCAAGTACGTGACTTACAGGCCACCATGGCTAATGCGAAGATGAATGGACGAGTAGGTGACTATAATGCCGCAAAAGAACAATATACGAACTTAAATAAACTCTATAAGAATGTACAGAATTTATCTGAATCTCCTGGGGTTAATGAAGCTATTACGGCTCGTACTATTTCACCAGAAGAGAGACAGCAATTAGTAGATCAGTTTGGTGAGAAACAGGCGGCACACATAGAAGATGCTGTTAATAGTGCTAAAACACATCAGGACCTAGTAAACGCTAAACTGCCGTTTGCTCAAATGAACGAATTATCCGGTCAGGCATTGCAAGATCTAAAAGCAACAGCAACTCCTCGTGCAGTGGCTCGTGAAAAGATGGATATAAATGGCGACGGTACAGCAGATGTTACACCTGTCCCTTCTGTACCAGAAGTAGTACATAGTATAACTAGTGGTGGAGGTGGACCTATAGGAATGGCTGGAAGAGCTGTAGTACATGGAGCTAATAATCCAACCATTTTAAGCACCTTGTCACGTATGGGTTCACTGCTTTCTAAGAGTGCTCCCGCTACTGGTGTTACAGCGGCAACTGCTTCTAATCTTGGTGCAGATACTGTACCACCGCAGCAAAGTGGTACAATGAATTCAGTTATGCAATCTCCTAACGAGCAGAATACCCTAGGACACCTTTACCAGACACTACTAGATAATTATCAGATAGGTGGTGGTATTACTCCCAATGATGCAGCTATCGCTCCTTTACTGAGTCAACTAGCACCACAAGTACAAAAACAGAATCTAGTCTCTAGTGAACTATCTGCAATTCCTGGTGCATTTGCTAATGCGGGTGGCGCTCAAGGTGAAGGTGGAATATTGAGTCGTATTAGTGGTCTCATACCTGGTACAGCCGCTCATACATATCAACAGCAGCAAGCAGGTGCAGCTCAAGCACTTGCTGCACAACTTGGTATTTCCCCAGAAGCTGCTATAGGGTTATTACCACAACTTATGCAGAACCAACAAACTTCTGGTATATCTGGTGGTGTTTTGAATCAATTACAGGGACAATTGGCTTACTAACTATTTAATATGGCCTTCATCTCTGGCTGCCTCATATATTGCACAGACTAACAAGAACAATATAAAGAATATAATAAATCCCATATTACTAATTATATCATCCCTCCCCACCGCATACCCCAGCCTATTAGTACATAGGTAGTATAGGTAGCCGGAGATTACTGATTCCAACAGTTTTGGGTAACTATAAGTTGATAAGGTGCTTTCTTGGTATTCATCTCTCGTACATTGTTCATAAGGGTATTATTGGCAGTCTGCATGGCTATCTGTACTCGTTGGTCAGCAGCTTGCTCGTCAGCAGTAGGACCGTATCCACGAGCAGCATAGTTTTTGCTGTTGTTGATCAACACATTTTGATAATTTGTAACACTAGCCTGTAACTGTGTATCCTCATCCGCATGTGACGCATCTATGGCATCCATGGCGGCTTTCGCATCAGCACATTTAGTTGGATCTGGTCCGTCGATCGTAGTTGCGGCTGCGGGAGCTGTAGGGGTAGGTGGCAACGTATAATCGGGAAACGTTATAGATCCATCTGGTAGTTTAATTGGCTTTATATTAAATGTAGAAGGATCGAACCCTGCTGAGCCACCATTAACCACACCAACTGTGTCTGTGGCCTTCATAGAGGGATCTAGAAGGGGTTTTTTATCACTAGCAGTAGCAATTGTTATCTTCTGGTCGTTTTTCAGCATACTAGGCCCCAGGCCTAGTAGTATTAGCATAGTAGTAATACCACCTATAATTAGTATTCGTTGCAGTCCAAAAGAATAAATATTGTTTAATAAGTTTTTCATAATCTGAGTATAGCATTATTGTATAATAAGTATTATAACAGGGGTGGGAGAGATTTGACAAGTAATGGGCTTGAATTAGATAGGTAGTCTACCCCTGTTAATTAGAGTCGTACAATCAGTAATGTGCGTCGTTATCCCATAAAAAGTAGGCACAATATTAAGGCCAAGTACCAAGGTAGGTGAAGTATGGCCATGACAATGGCCACCACGACGATAAATATTACTATTACTACCATTTTATAACGACTTATATTGCATAGCATTGTAACAGAGCTTTACAAAGGCTCTACCAGGGTTCCTAGCCTTTCTAAGAGCATAATCTGCGAAGTCATTGATGTCTTTCTCACTGAGGTTCTGTACGATCTTAGCGATCATCCTAGTGTCTATGGTCGGATCATTGAGTTTTTCCCTTAAAAGGGAAGTTTCCCTATCGATAATCGATTGGTTAACACTGAGCTTGGGAACAGGAACTCGATCATCGAGGGAGAGAGACGCGAGTGTTTCACCGATGTGATTTGCCACTTGACTTATCCGTTCTACCCCTGTATAGTAAGGGCATCACGGTAGACGCCCCCAACTAATACTTGGGGGTTTTATTTATACACTTAATAATCTGACAGTCAGTATTTGTACTTCACACGGGCCGTGGGCTAGTCTATTTTCACGGTAGACTAAACTTGTATACATTTAACCACATCCAGCTAGTAATCACAAGCTATTTATAGAGGTAATTAAGTCCTTATTCAGCAGTTTCTATAGGTGGCAACAGTTTAACAGTAAGCATTTTGTCGTCTTTATCAAAGTCAAGTTCAAACTGTAAGTCCCTCCCCACCGCATACCCCAGCCTATTAGTACATAGGTAGTATAGGTAGCCGGAGATTAACTTCTGTGCATGTGTATGAAATTGCAAAGTCATTTGCAAGAGTTTAAGGTAATTGAACTCTTGATCAGTTAGTTGGTGAGTTTGTGTATCATTAGCTTCTTTAGCCAATGCTTTTGCCTTTAAATCACCCATTTGTCCGTTGTCCTTTCATTATTTCTTCTTCTGTTGGTAAAAGTCCGTACATTTCTCTGCATTCGTCGGGATATGCTTCGGTAAAGGCTGGGTTCACACTACCATCTCGTAAGAACGGTTGTATCAAATCTCTAGCATGGTCTGCCCGTTGTCTTGCGTGGTCACTCTGTTTCCATACAGAAGTAACCTGTGGCACTACAGTTTGCATAGTAGGGGAATCTTTGTGGTATTTACCAAATTGGTCGATGTAAGACACTAACTTAGTCCTTGTTTTTCGATAGCCTGCTCAGTCTCGAAGTCTAGTAATTGAGGGGTTTTTGTCTCGGCTATGCCTACTGGTGCATTAGTCTCACCCATATCACGCGGTGGTGTTAGTACTCCCATTGTGACAGCAGGTTCTACTTCCCTAGTCTGCCCTTCTAGTGTTTGTATTTTGTTTATAAGTGTAGCTTGATACCTACCCAGAGAATAACCAATACCTCCGCCAAGAACCAGAGTAATACTAGGAATGAGTATAAGGACATAGTTCATATACTACCATTTGACTCTCTTGGGATGGAAAACCATAGCAATACGTTGTTTTAGAGATTTACGCCACGGTTTGACGGATATATTAAAGTAGTCACGGCCACCGCTAAAACCGTAGCCTCCTCCAGATAGTATGACATCAGGGTGTAAACAGTCATTCATTATTTTTTCATCTAACTCATTTTCTGGCCATAAAGTCATATATGGTTTACCGTTATTGTATTTGGCATCAACTTTCATCAGTCCATCTTTTCTTCGCGGTTTACAAGGACAATCCCACTACTAGTAGTAAGCAACTTAGCAGCCACACTAGCAGCATTAGTAATGACTTCTTTCACTACAAGTGCAGGGTCTACTACACCAGCCTTAATCAGGTCTACTGGCTTGTCGCCTACATCCCGCAAGTTAAAACCGTAGTTGGCTGGAGCATCTTGTACCTGGGCTAGTAGCTTTTCAGCATTATACCCACCATTGCTACAGAGTTGTTTAAAAGGTGCTTCAAAAGCTTCCTTAAAGCCGACATCTAGCCGGGCCAGGGTTACACCACCACCAGGCACGATACCGTCCTTGAGGGCTGCTTGAGAGGCCGCAACAGCGTCAATAACCCGTAGTTTGACTTCCTTCTGTTCAATCTCGCTAGCACCACCAACACGAATGATGGCCACTTTACCAGTTAACCAGCTGAGGCGCTGACGGATAATCTCAATGTCCGTGGGATGTGTGGCCTCTTCTAACTGCTTCTGTAACTCGGCAACACGAGCGTTAACCTTATCTTGTTCGCCGTCAGAACCAAGTAGAGTAGTGGACTGGGTAGTAATAACTACCTTAGCGGCCATGCCCACCATTTCTAAGTCGAAGTCTGATGTATTCAGACCCTCGGTAATAACAGTTGCTCCAGTAAGAAGTGCTAAATCCTCCAAGAAGAAATTACGTGACTCATATGGTGGATCAACAACAGAGATAATCATAGGGTTCTCTTTATTGAGTCGCTTTTGTACAACGTAGCCGAGTGCATCTGCGGTTACAGAACCGACGATAACAACCTCTTTAAACTTCTCAGCTACAGTATTCAGGATTTCACTTGCCTCACCTTGGTCACTGAGGTTCTTGTCTAGGACAATAATAGGCACGTTAAAGTGCTTACTCTCTAGGTTAGCGGGGTCTTTAGCTAAGTAGGCAGAGATAAGACCTTTGCGAAAATAGAAGCCTTCCACAATCTCGTTATATATACCACGGCCTGCAAAGTCCTCAATGGTTACACCACCGTCTGCACCAATGGTGCTAATAGTATCCGCCACTAGTTCCCCAATGGCCTCATCCCCGGCAGAAGTCATGGCTACCTTGTTGAGCATGTCTTTGCCAAGTGGTTTCTTAAGCAAATCTATTTCACTTACAGCATTGTCTGCTGCTTCGGTAATCTGTTTAGCAATGACCATTTGGTTATTGCCAGCAGCTACTAGTTTGCGACCTGCGGTGTATAAGTGGTAAGCAAGGATAACGGAAGCAGTTGTGCCGTCACCAACGGATACATCTGACCGTTTACTAGCTTGTGTGGCAATAGCTGCGGTAGCGTTCTCTACACCATCTTCCAGCTTAATCTTACGGACATTGTTGACACCATCTCGGCTAATCTCTGGGTCACCATATGGGTATTCTATGAGGGCATTACCGGCGTTGGGGCCGTATGATTCCTTGGCTACGTTGTAAACTTTTAGGAAGCCAGAGGCTATCTTAGCGTGTAGATTATCACCGAATATTAGGTTACGTGTAAGTTTGGTCATTCTTCAAATCCTGTTAAGTCCTCTGATTTTATAAAACAGTAGAGGTCACGTTCTCGTTTAATACGAGTTCCCTCTTTGTACTCTTCAAAGAATACATGCTTGTCGAACAAGTCTTTGTTAGTTTCGGGGTCAACATAGTGGGTTAAGCAAAAACCACTAGTACGAGTATCGTATTTTGATTCATGCTTATCAGTTGGATCAAGTCTGACAAGTACATGTTTATTTATAGGAATAAGAGAGGTCTGCCCTAGGATTGGTGGGGTCTGTGCCATATAAGTTGATTCTACTACCAAACTCTATATAATGCAATATATCAGGCAAATAGCCCACATCCCGTGAGGCTATTTTTAATAGGAGAAAATTGTGAAAAAGCCATCCGAAGTACTTAAGAAAACAAAATGGGCAGATAAAGATGATAGGCCTAAAGGTAGCGCAATGCTTCACTGGATTGCAAAGAAGAAAAAAGGTGGTGATGTAGGCAAACACAATAACGGTACAACTACTGGGTTCAAAGCTGTCGAAAAAAAAGGTGAGAAAGAGTATGGCAGTAAGAAAGTCGGTGAACGAGTTGCAGGTGCAATTTATCAAAAAATGAGGGCTGAAAAGAAGTTGTAAATTATGAGTTGTGCTCAACTTGTAACTCCTAATCTTGATCCATATATTCACCAACCAAATGGTAATGGTGGGACTTATATACTAACAGATTGGTATGGTTGGTGCTTGGCATATGTTCAGAACGCTTTTGGTACTGGTTGGGCTGGTAGTAATGCCTGGGAAGCTTGGAATGATCATGTAAATATTAAACATCTGGATAGAGATATACCATCCGGTATGTATGTACCAATCTGGTTTAGTGGTTATCATGGACTAGGTCATGTAGCTATTTATAAAGATGGCAAAGTATGGTCTAGTCCTTGGCATCATAAACCGTATGCAGATGTTATAAGTTCTATTGCAGAAGTAGAACGTATATATGGTGTGTCGTATGTCGGTTGGAGTGAAGACATATCAGGAAAGCAAGTGGTTGAATATACAGTAGACCAGGTTCCTGCTCCATCTCCCCCACCTCCGATCCCCTCCCCTGCTCCCTTACCCCCTTCCCCACCCCTTCCCACCCCTGTAATTGCTCCCCCGGTAACGGCACCCAGCAGGGAAGTGTACCCGATAAAGGTAACAATTCCTAAGTACGCAAGTATGACCGATGCCCTGAATAAGACGAACTCAACAGGCGTCTTACAGGCGAGTCCGACTAACTACTATGCCTTTAACACACTAAATGGAATGGTAAGTATTACGACTCAGCCAGGACTGTCACAAGGTATATGGATAAATCCAGCTGAGAATATGGTGCAACCACCAGTACCAGTTAAAGTAGAAACATCTGCTGATGTTATGAAGTCATGGAAATGGGGTTACGCAACTCACGAACCAGCTGAGTACAAAATAGTCAGAGATTTTACGGTCAAGGACATGATCCACAATGGCCATGATATCCAGATAAAAGCTGGCCATACCATTGATATATATGGTTCTTTTGTAAAGGACGGTACCACTTACTTGCGTCCGCTTACTAGTGTCGACGACAAAGGTCTCTACTATTGGTATGGTATACCTACGAGTAACATCCATACTGGTGAGCCTTACCTAGAAAACGAGTTCGATGTTGTCGACCAAGTACAAGAACGTTGGGAGTCCTTCTACGACAAGATTTTTAACACCATTGAAGGAATTTTCCACCCAAAGAAACGTAAATAAGGAACTATTATGTGGCACACATTACTAAACTATTTCTACCTACATAAGACTGCGATCCTGCAACTAACTGGCGGTGCAGCAGGACTATCCGTACTACTGGAAACGTTACTGCTAAAACTTAAAAACAAATGGCATGTAGATAGTAAGAAACTTGCCTATACACTGCTTCACGTTTTTGCTGGGCTGACTGCATTACTAGCACCGTTTCTAAGTAGTGTTCCAGATAAGAATGCACCGGCTATATATGCCAGTCTGGCAATCTTGGCCCAGACTTGGCACCGGTTCGTAGTAAGTCCTGCTTTTGTTAAGTGGATTCAGCCGTTCTTGCAGTACCAGGCAGAAGTCAAGGATCAAACAAATATTGGTGGTCAGAAACAATCGCTTGATCCTGCTGGCTCGGTAGAACCCGACCAATTTTTGGGTCAGTAGAACACTTACAATGGGCAAATCTGCCCTTGTGGTGTTTTACATGCCATTTAATGAGTAGTTTGCGGAGTTCTTTTTCCTCTTTGGTCATTACCTTATCTAAGATTCTCCTAGGTATATATAAGAGAAACAGAAGTTCCAGACTAACGAGAACTTCTGTTGGATTAGGATGTGGTATTTTAAGTAGCTGGTGCCACATGTATTTGTGTTTTAAGTAGTGATAACTTTTATTCTACTCCTTATTAGTTGCTTTATATATAGCTTTCCAACTCTTAAATGTGCTGGGCACGACATCTATTTCTCTTGCCAGAGAAGCAATGGTTCTGCCTTTTACATGAAATAGAGGTACAACGTCATCTTCATATGTGTGATCTAGGTTGCGTATTTCAAAGAATCTATTCACATATGGACCTAAGCCGCCAAATCGTTCCATACTGTTTACCGGTGGTTTGTTATCGTATGACATATAGTTTACATTGTAGCATTAAAAGGGTATTTCCGAAATATCTACTGGGTCACCACCTAAATCATCTTCGGTGAGTGGTTTATCTGATATGTCTTCTGTTACTACATCTTTTACTGGTTTTGTTTCACTTTTTGCATCTTTTGGCACTATACCTGGTTGTTTAACCTGTTGGTGAGTAAACTTCCACTCGGGACTACTGGTAATCTTAAGCTGCATGTTTTCACTGAAACTGTTGAATACGTCCGTATCTGGGTTGTCTATATCAAACAATACATCTTTATTGACTGCGGGTAATTTCTCACCTTTATAAGACATAATAGTCTGGACATTAGCATACTTACCTGTCTCGTCATGTACTACCTGGAGCATACAGTAAGCGCCTAGCACGTTAGAAAGGTCAAAACCCTCCAATTCAGTAGCTGTAAATTTACGACCTCTCCAGGCCTCCAGGTCGGCCCGTAGTTTCGCCTTCTCGTGTAGAGAAATAGTGTAGAACTGACTTACTGCGAATGGTCGACCGTCCTGCATCTTAGGACCGTCTAACAGTTCCCAACTTACCATTACCTTGTGTTGATCCTTGATGCCGTATTGACCCGTAGTGGTTTGTGTTCCCATGTCGATAATCTTGAAACATCTACCTACATACTGACCCTCAGGAGTAATCTCAAAATCAGCACCACCTGTTTCTTTAGCTGTCAGACTCATTTATTATGGCTCCCATTTATTATCTTTTGTATACTGAATTTCTTCTCTTGCTTGTAACCGCTGTTCTTCCAGTAGTTCGGTAATTAACTCTTCTGCTTCATCTTTGGTTAACTTGTCCAGACTGTAATTACCTGTTCCCACATATCCAAGGTCTATTAGCATACCTTTTTGCTTTTCGGTTGCTAAATTGGTTATCTTAAGGCTCACGAATCCCAATCCATATCCCATCTACATTGATGTGAGTCACAATCCTCATTGTGTAGTTCTAACCACATAAGACTTTTCATCTGTCCCGGCCAATAGTCATCAAATTCTTCATGTACTTCAAAATGGTATCCCCGTAAGATCAAGTTCATTACTTGATACTATACAAGATTGTGGGTAATTGTGGGTAGCCGGGGTAGTATTGTGGGTAACTCCCTCTACATGAGCAAAGTACTCTGCCTCAGCCCGGTCTCGTGCCCACTCGTACGCGTCTTCCGTCATAGTCGTCCGGCTTCCACTAGCTTAAGAGATATTACCAGTATGCACATAAGTATTGCTGCACCGATCATCTGTGGAGCAGCGATGATTACCATACCGGTAAGTGCTCCCAGCCCAAAACATATCTTAGGACTTCTAATGTCTACAAAGGGTTTTTGCCGTGCCATAACATTTCCTTTCTACACTTATTACATTCACATAAAATATTATGTTCCCCAGTCATTTAAAGTTCTTAAGCAGTTCACTCTTTTTGGGCATGATTAGGTAATCCCACAGCATTGCTGACTTATTACCGAACTTATATATACGTACATTCTTAAGACCTGGATTCCTGAGTTCTCGTCTCGCCATTAGCGCGTCGAACCTTTCGGTTAGGTTTATAGATTTTTCCATATACATCCTTTGTTTATTTCCTACATACATAATACCAAGTATACCAACATTAGGTCAATAGTGAAGTTTAGGTACTATTGGTAGTTATACACATATAGTAATGAGTGCTATACTATATATATGACTTGGACTATCGGCATTTAGAAAAATCATGGCTTATGAACTGGGAACATATGTAGATCTTACACACCTTAACCGAAAGGTAGTTGCTGCTGCAGATAGAAAAAGTATCCAAGAAAACCTCCAAGAAGTCGGCACCAGTTTCACGTTCAAGGAAGGCCTCAAGGCGTTCAAGAGGATTAATGTACAGATTGTTTAGGTTGTAGTATACTTCCCTTTGCGATACGATTCGCCGCCAAGAAATAACCACTTCTGTTATGGAAGTGGTTATTTCAGTTAGAAGGGGAAGGGAAGTGGCACGCACAACTGCACTGATACGGCATAGGGCACTCTCTATGTAACCCGTCTTGGCAGTATTTGGATATGTAGGTCATATGATATACTTATTTTACGACAGTAGGATGCTTACGCTTAGTAAATACTAATGTGCTGTTTTTAGGCATAACACGTTTACCGTTCTTAAACAATCGAACAAATCCTACATCTCCAGTCTTAATTGTGTAGGTATCGTAGGACTTCTGAATCCGTAGTGGTCGACGATTATGTTTGGACATCTAACACTCTTTCACAGTAGTATCCTTAGCTAGTTCGGCTGGGGTCATTTCATTTATTCTCAGGGGTTAGGATGTTTTGTTTGAATAGCTGTATGGCTAGTTTGGCCAATAGCTCAGTTAATGTTTTGCCTAAGATTGCTGCCTCTGGATCGTCTAGACTATCACTGGTAAGCGACAGGATATTACGGTTTAGGTTTACAATAGTGAAATCGTAGTTACGGATCTTATCTAGTAAATAGTCAGCATTGTAGGCGGGACATACAGGTGTATAACCAAGACCGTTTCTAGTGGGTGCTACATATTTCCCAAATCTATCTTTGTACCAATGTTGCCACTCTGATACCCAGGCGTGTCCTTCGTCTGTTATACAATGAGCGCTATCTGAAATCCATCCACTAACCTTATAAAGCTCTTCACACAGTTCTTTAGATGCTACCTGCATTTCATCTCCTCAACAACCAACTCCAGGCGTTGGCGCTGTAAATCTAAAGCAGCAGTCACACCTCTATTGAACGCTACATCTGTTTGAGAAGTCTTAGTGCCTATAGATCGGCATAGTTTTATGTAATCTCCACTAGTATCGAATATCTTGAGGGTGTCGGCTAGGGCATTCATAACCCAGTCTTCTACTGACATAACCGGTTCACCAAACCAGTCTCTTACCGCTAGTTTAACTTTCTCTCGTAACTGCTCCACTGCTTGGGTTGTTGGGTTCATGAGTCTTTGTCTCCCTGATTAAACTCTATGACCATACAGAGTACACTCCATACGAACCCAAGAGTGAAGATGGTGCCCGAGTCACTTTGACTTATGTGGTACATGTAAGCTGCCACGATCATGCAGACGCTTGGGTAAATCCATTTCATATGTTATAATTCTCCTTATAAGTTTTTACTTATGCCGATTTTCCGCTCAATAAGTCCCTTCGGGGGCTTTTTGGGTTGTTGAGGTTGTTGACTCGTGACCACAATTAGGTACAGCACCTACTGCTATAGCACCGCATGTTTGGCATTTGCTCATCTCATGCCCCCGTATGAATTACAGTGTAATAAATACTTTCACCGTACAGTAGAGGGTGGATAGGCTCACCTTTTACTATGTGTAGTTTACTCATCGATTATTCTCCCTTACTACTTAATCGATCGATTTCTACCATCCCACGGCCCCCACAATTGGAACATATAGAAAATTTAGGTAACGCATCAAAGATTAGCGACTCTATGACTTTTTCCGGTACTTTGCGTTCTCCAGCTTCCCAAAGGCTACAGGCCGTAGCAGATTGGAATCCAAATCGTTTAGCGTACTGTTCTTGGGTCTCATGGAGCATCAGCCTTTGCTGTTTAGCGAGTTCTGAGAACTTACTCATAACTCCGATTCCTTCTTTAGGGTGTCTAGGGCTTGCTGAAGCTCGGTTAGACGCTCTCGAGTTTCATACACTGATATATATGAGTGACTTTCATCAATGTACATATTGCCCTCTCTGTCGGTCACTGTTTGTTTATATGTTCTCGTATTGTTAAAGGTAAGATTTTTCAGCTCATCAATGCGTGCCTCTAAACCAGCCAGTTGGGTTGACTGGGCTATAATATCCAACAATTTGCGGTATGGTCCAGATATCTCTGTGGTACAGAAACAGTACGCCGTGTGCTCGTGTTCGTGCAGATGGATTAGAACATTGTAAAGTCCAAGGTCTTCTAGTTGCTTACGCAGTAGTTCGCTATCAACTGACATGACACCTAGCTCCTTCATCCAATCCGCAGGCTAGACACCACTCATTATCACCATCTGCCTTGTAAGGGTGCTTCTGGTCCTGTGCATCAGCAGCAGTTCCATCTATACCTAGTTCTTGCCGGTAGGCTTCGCCTCTATCTTGAAAATCGTCCATGTTATTCTCCAACCTTTCCTAATTTATACAGTTTCTTCAGGTGATCATCTGTAATGTGTGCACTTCTGTAGTACCCGCAGTTTAGACATACATCTCCCCAGTATTTTGCAGTATGTGGCACTAATAAGTATTCCATAGCAGTTATAGAGATTTAATTCTTTTACGGTATAGTTCTTCATTGAATACCCTGGTTTCTTCTTCTGAGTCACCGAGGATGTAGTCTTCGCAGTCTTTCATTAACTCTAGGAATAGGTCCTGCACTTTTTGTTTAGCCAGTGCCCTAGTTTCGTGGGGCAAGTCTGCAAGACTGTCAAAGGTAAGTATTTCATCTAGTTTGCTCATATCCATCTCCTATTTAGGCTCTATACAGTACTAGCTGATGTCTGTATAGATTTCCCTTAGTTTTATATAGTACTCATTTGATTAGCCACCTCCGACGGCAAGACGGGATTTACACACCGAGGGATGTAACCCGTTCTCGTTAATCACTCGACGCTTACCGCCGGAAGTGGAACCCTAATAGGCTAAAGCCGCGTCATAGCGTATCGCATTATTTCAGCGCACACGGCTCTAGCTGATCTATTAGGTGCTAGTAGTCGGGGTGGGTCAGTTGGTCCCGATTCTCCTATCACACAAATTTCCTGCTACGTTTTCACAGTCTTAGGTGTGCGCTTACCCTTACTACTAGCTGACTGCACAGGATATCAAGAGATTTGCTACTAAATGCTACCTACCAGGGGCGCTTGTTATCTAGCAGTAGTTACTTGCTTTCCTTATGATCGTTGCAACGCTCGTCATACGAGAGCCTGTGCAGCCACTTGGGTCTAATCAAATTATCAAAGAACTATTGTGAGCACTAATGGGGCCGGGTGACCATATCCCTGTGCTTAAGATCGCGTCCATAAGTCAGGGCAACCAGGTTTGCGAAACCTACCCCCCGTTACTGCTCACAATTTCCACTAATTGACCTTTGAATGGGCGGCGAGCAATGGAGTTTTCCTTCAGCGCTTCATAGCTTTGTGGCTCCACGTCCGCTTGGATTTTCAGAAGGTACGCGGCTTTTTCAGTCGAATGTATGACCATTCATGTTTCCGTACGCCATTATTACTGTCTCACCACCCAATACAGGGCAACTAGTGGGGGTTGGATTTTAAGGTGCTATACATCGTTACTATGTAACAACATATTTATAAAGCCAGATGGGTCCTCTTTTTCACCATCGAACTCGTTGCAGGGACAGTAGGCACAAGCTGAGTGACCAAAGTTATGCATTGCCGCGTTGTGCTTGCATGAACAAAGTGGACCCTTTATATTACCCATATCTCTTTCCTTTCTTTGGTTAATTGGGGATGGGCTAGTTCTGTCTTAAAATCGTTAAGGATTTTCTTATATGCCGCAATCATGTATATCGGCATCCTTTTGTTCATCGATAGAGCAATGTCAGCCTTGTGCCAATACTCACCGTTGTTCATAAAGGTCTTACTCCAAGAATCAATTTCATTGTTAACCCATTTAGAGCCAAGTACATCTTCTAGAAAAGAAATATTGCTGTATATTTCCTGAGCCAAAAGTTGATTGTCTTCCGGAAACACAAAATATAGTTCTCTTTGTTCGGTAACGTGATCCGGTAGTTCCTTACTCATATCTCTCCCTTCCGCCCCTTAGAGGACATTACTGTTGTTTGGTTGTAAATGTTCACGGAGTGCTGGGTAGTAGATTCACAGAGTTATTTAGCTACTACATTTTACCCCGACCCAGCTTATTTAATTGTAGTACTTAGTCAGTTCGTTGTGATACTCCTGAAAACTAATAGCTCCTTTTCTCATTTGGCTGGCTAGTTGGTTTAGCTGTTTACGCTGTGGGATGGTGAAATGTTTCATAGATTGTACAGCTCTGCAACTTTATCTTTAATCATTTGCCTAAGTAAGTTATCCCTTTGCTCTTCTTCGACTAACTTATCGTTGACGTTCCATTGTTCTTGTAAATGTACATCGTCTGGTCCTAGTTGTAGATAGTCCAGAATCTCGTCCAAACTATTCATAGTTTCACCCTATATCCTTCCTTCATAAGCTGGTTAAACATCTCAAGTGGCATTATATAATCCTCCATAGTTTAGTAAGTACAACTACTATTACCAGTGTAGCAAGCAGGTACAAGAAGCTGGTAAAGATCTGGGGACTGTAGTAGATTATGTTGTCGATCATCGTTTTACTTCTTTGCTAGCTTTCCGCTTAATAGTCCAGAGGGTATCATGCAGGGTTTCTACATCTGCCATCATGTGTTCTACTTTCTTTTCTATTTTCTTGAAGTCAGATAGAAGAGACATTACAAAACCTCCTGTAGGTAAGCTTTGTGGACACTTAGGTTGTGACTCTTTAGATATGTAGTTAAGTGGTTCTGGGCTTCAGCCTTTGTACCGGTAAACCATAAGGTCTTCAGTCGGCTAGTTAGTAACCCACTTGGGTGAGTCTCTATAAGGATCTTGTATTCCTTAATAGGTTGTTGTAAGCGCATATTGTTACTCCGTGCGTTACTTTGATAAGGTAGGAGATTGTCGGGGGAAGCCGTAGCTTTCTCGTCCCCTCGGTCATCTCACTACCCATATAGTACTCTAGCTACTCATGTATTGCAAGTACTTTATTGAGATTCTTTAGGTTTCTCTATATTAAATGTAGTGTCGATAGAGGTCATTGGCCATATGAATTGTAGGGCAGCATTGGCAAGAAATACTTGTAGATAACTAAGTTCATATAAGAAACTAATATGCTTCATATGCCCAAATGCACCTAGGCAGAGCATTACCAACAAAGGATCAAGAGTAAAATGCCAGATAGTTATTATAGATTGGTACTTTGGTTTAAGCGTTTTCATTTTTGTTTGTCCATAACCCGCCGCAAATACACATGCATTGCCATCTTAGGAATACCTAACTTAACTGCTTCATCCCTAGCAGCAATGGCTATGTCATTCCATAGGTCTTCTGGTACGTTTATGGTTTTTTCTGTGGTTTTACGGGGCATTTATTCATATCTCCAATTCTCAGATTTTTTAGCTAATGCGCGATTTCTCCAGGGCCACGAATCATTAAAAAGTATATGTTCGTGTTTTCTAGAAGAGTTGTTACCGTGTCCGCAATAGTTGCAATGTTTTGTAGATGGCTTATCTACATGATTAACGAGGTTTCCCTTAAGAATGTACTCGCCTACATTAGGATCGTTTTTCCAGTCTTTCTCTCCACTTGTGCGGGGCATTAGGGTTTGTCCTTAACTTCCAATGGCACTCCGCGCCATTTCTCTAATGGGCCGAACACCGTATTAAAGGCTCCATCTTGTATGTACTTTGGAATGACAATCTTATCTATACATCCATGTTCTTCGTAGTAGATATCGAAGGCTTTTCCGTAAGCAGTTAATGTAGGTTCTGTATTTGTTAGGTCTAGTATATTCATATCTTTTCTCCATTTATATAGAGTATTAGGGTTTGTCCTTAACTATTTCTACCCAAGTCTCACCATCTTTTAGTGGTACTGGCTGTAGAGTGTATACGTACTGCTGTATCTCATGGTTAAAGATTTCTATAAACTGCCACTTATTACCTTGATCATCTGTGATTGTATTCATGTACTAAGTATACCCCTACTACTCATATTGTGCAAGAGGGGGAGAGGTTACTTATTCTTCCAATAACTGTAGCAACGTGCTGGTACAAAACTTATAGCTCTAATACCATACTCAGAACAAGGACGCGTTTTAGAAGCGTTCAGCGTTACATCTGCAACTCTGAAGAACAACACAAATAGTAATAGGAGCGCACTTGCAGCTATCATTAACAAAAATTCTTTCACTTCGTTTTCTCTCCATTCACCCCATTAACAATACAATGGTCAACAATAGCCATCTCCACAGCCCGCTTCTTACTACGGCCTGTCTTTTCTGCCAGTTTGTCCAGCAGCTGCTTGTACTGCTTGTCTACGTAGGGTAGGGAGGAGTGCCTGTCTTTGTTGTAGCCTTTCGAGGTCATTGTTGCTCCTTACAACTTACTAGCTTTATCACGTAGATTCTTGGTGATGCGGAGTAAGAAGTCTTTTGTTTCATCCAAGACCTTACCAGCATCACGGTTAGACAGACTAGGCATCTCAAGGCGGTCTATGGTATCAGCAAGTGCCAGCAGCTTCTCTTTGTCAGGTGCTAGCAGGGCAACGCGCTTTGCCTCTTCATCGGCGGCCAGCTTACGAGCTTCTTCATCCTTTTTGGCTTGGGCTTCTGCCTCTACAGCCTCACGAGCTTTACGCTCCGCTTCTAGCTTTGCCTCAGCCTCAGCACGCTCCTTGGCCGCTTTTTCTTCCAATGCTTTACGCTCCGCTTCGGCAGCTGCGCGTTCCTTAGCAAGTGCCGCTTCTTTGGCTTCAGCTTCAGCCTTTAACTTAGCGTTCTCTAAACGGATGCGCTCTTGTTCCTCAGCAGCCGCTTTTTCAGCTGCAATACGGTCTTCTTCTGCTTTCTTTATTGCCAGCTCTTTAGTAGCCTTAGCAGCCTTTAGTTCTTCGACTAGCTTATCAAAAGCATCCTGCTCCATGTTCTCGTAAGCATACATGGTGGGGACATCTGTTAGCCCCATTAGTATGTTCATACGTTCTGCGATAACTCGCTGCTTACGCTCTTTTGCAAGGTTCTCAGCGTACTTTTCCTGCTTCTCTAGGTGCTCTTCGGCTGGGACAATCATGGCCTTTATGATATTGGCCATGCCGTCAATAGCTTTACCCTCGCGCAGGGACTGTTCTTTTAGCTCTTTACGAGTGTGTTCAACCTCGATGCGAATGTTCTTGAGCTTTAAGCGTCCAGTACGAGCCTTTTCCATAAGGTCTTTCTGGCTCTCATCGGTAACATTGATAGTCTTAGACCATTCAAGGGCAGTAGTAGCTAACTGGAAGCTCTCACCAAAGCTGGAAAGCAGTCCATTAACTTTGCTTTCTTCTAGCCCGTTCTCTTTTGCTATTGTTGCTAGTTCTGTAGTTTCCATATTTTCTACCTTGTTTACTTAATACCCCTAATATACCCCACTAATTCCCCATTGACAATACTTGTAATATTTTAGCTTTATAGTCCACGTAGCTTTTGCGTAACATAACTACTGGACTTACCTCGTTTGACACGATTATGCCAATTCATCAAGTTCTGCCCCTTGTCACATATTCTTAGGTTAGACATTCTGTTATCCAATCCATTTCCGTTTATATGGTCTACCACATATCCATCTGGACAATCGGTTAAAAGCCGGTGGAGATATATAATCTTGTGTTTTCCATTTACATAGAACTGGCTGGTCACATACTTTAACGTATAATTAGCGCGTTGTTGTTTTAAGAGTCGCCATTTATATTGTTCAACCTTTTTATACATTCGAGCATCAATTATAAAAACTTCATCGCTTTTTATCAGGGGTAGTTTCATGTCTTCATTATACCATACTTGACTAAAAACGTAGTATATGCTACTATGTGTTCATGAAAGCAAACAACACAAACACACTAGAAAACTTCCAAGTATATGTAGACGGGGAACTAATAACCCCCACCATTAAAGAACGCGTTGTGAGCCACGTAGAGGCCCGTATAAGCCACGTTACAGCTAACATAGCACTCCAAGCCCGTATGGCTTTGTATGATGCCCGCTACGGCACGCATTATCGCCAAGTGCGAAATAAGCTGGCTAGGGAAAAAAGGAATCGGGAGTTTGAGCGGGCTATTGGGTTGGTGAAGATTACGTAAAAAGACACCTCTTGCGAAAGTGTCTTTAACTTTGTCAAACTCTTAAGGAGTTGTTTGGAGTATAGCATACTAACAACCACAGCCAAGTGGTTTATTTATTGTACTTCGGTAAACTTACCGGGTTCGTGAGTCTCATAACCTTTATTAAAGCGCCATGCTCTTGAGAGGCCATCCATACGTTCTGTGTACCAACTCCAGGTATTTTGCTTAACTAAGTCCTTTGCGGCTTTGCGTTGCTCCGGGTCTGTTATAAAGGCTTCTACAAGCGTCAGGAGTCGTCCCTGTAGGTTATTTATGTCTTCTATGGACATAACAGTGTCCAGACCATCACTGACACGTCTATCGCCATTTTCTTCTACTTCAAAGTCACTGCGTACTACACCAATCACATTAACATCTTCTGCTAATTTGAGATCTAGCTCTACTACATCGCCAAAATTGAGATCATTGCTCTTACGAGTTATCAACTTAACTGTACTCATATATCTTCCTTCACTTAACTAAACTTGGCTGTGAATGTTAATGTACTGATGTTTTCATTATACACTCCAAAACCCAATATCTGTTAGTTCTATCTGTAGACAGATCAGTTTTAGGTGGTGGTTTGTTCTTTTTTTGTAGTCCATAAGCAGTATTTTATCACTATGGTATAATGCAGCCAGACAAGAGTTGCTATCACTACTCTTGTCAAAACACTAATTAAGTGTTGCCAAGAGAAATAGACCGTGATACTATGTATTTGATAGCAACTCGGCAAAACCCTTCTGGCAACAGAGGGGATTTTGTTTCTAATGACACAACCAGATTTCATCATGATACCGACCCAATTATTGTCGGATAGTTCTTTGCAACCTAGTGATCGAATACTATTTGGATACATTTATTGGATGACCAAGTTGGCACTTATGAAATGCGTGGCTAGTAATACGACGCTTAGTGAACTTACAGGATTTAGTGAACGTAATATACGAATCAGTCTAGATAGATTAGAGCAACAGGGGTACGTAGGCAGAATTTACAAAGGTGAAGGTAAGCGTAACAGATTAGAGATAATAGTTACGGTGGCATTTTCTGCCGTTGGTGCAGTTAACGAAGGAACTGGCGTTCCCTCGCGAAGGAAGTACAGTTCCGTCGTCGAAGGAACTGGCGTTCCCCATAATAAGAAAAGAGAAAAAGAGCATTTAAAAAGAAATCAGTCGCAAAGCGACTTAGTGAGTGATTATCCAGAACTAAAAGTAGAACTCACTGCGTTTATCGAGGCACGTAAAGCGCTACGAAAACCGGTAACACCTAGTAGCCTGAAACTCATCATTGGCAAACTCGAACGTTGGTATCCTTCTAATACAGAGAAACAACGTCTGTGCCTGGAAGAATCGGTTGTCCAAGGATGGCAGGGAGTTTTCCCCTTAAGGGATGAAGCCAAAACCCCGTCTGAAATTAGCCCCGGCCAATTATTACACCCTGAGAAATATGGTCCAGTGAGTAACTATGCTTCCGAATTAGGCAAGAAAATGAGTGTACGTGGAAAAGTATCACCGAGCTTCTAAAAAGCAACTGGCCTATATAGACAGATTGTGTAGTGAACTGACGGTCATTAACCCCACACTTTACAAGAAATATAGTGTGGAAGATGCCGCTCGCTTAATTCGTAAATTACAGAAGCAAAAGATTGCGAAGTATGCAAAAGATAGACAACAAAAATTATTGTGATATCTTATCCAAGTAAACCTGTATGACGGCGTAGCAAGAGCTAGTTGGTTAACGCAAGTAGTGCTTAATAGCCGGGATATGGCATGCGAACTACAGTAATGTATCAGCCTCTGACCATATGAATACTGCCTTGGTTTACGAGAGAACAACAACCCAATACCAGGTACCCACCTTGTATGTGAAACCACTCCGTTATTAGACCGGAGTGGTTTTTAGTTGACATAGTACATATGGCGGAGTAGTATGAGAGTACAATATAACCTAAAGGAAGAAAATATGGCAAAACAAGAAACAATCGAACTTAATGGCAAGACGTATATTGAGTTTGATGCTAGCAAGAAAGATTTAACTCCAGCTGTAGATACTGACCACATTATTGTAATTGCTCAACGTGGTTGGATTATCGAAGGTCATCGTGACAAGAGTGTTACCGATAAGATTCAGTTATTAGGTGCAAGTATAGTTAGGTCATGGTCTAATGGTCGCGGTATTGGTGGTCTTTGTAGCAAACAATATAAAGGCGACTACAAGCTAGACTCTATTGGTGGTCAAGGAGTTATCTCATTTCCAACTGAAGGTGTCATTGCCGTTATTGATATTACGGAGTGGTAAATGAGTTATTCACGAAATGCTAACACAGCTGATTTCGTGTCTCCAATGGCTGTAGGGTCTGATAAACGCGGATACGGATACGGATACGGATACGGATACGGAGACGGAAACGGAAACGGATACGGATACGGATACGGAAACGGAAACGGATACGGATACGGATACGGAAACGGAAACGGAGACGGAGACGGAAACGGATACGGAGACGGAAACGGAAACGGATACGGATACGGAGACGGATACGGAAACGGAAACGGATACGGATACGGATACGGAAACGGAAACGGAGACGGAGACGGAAACGGGGGTATTATTTAGATGCCTAAAGTAACTATCTGGATTAGAGAAAAAGACTTTGCTAAGTGGCAGAAAATTTCTAATGTACCTGCATGGCTACATGAAAAGATAAATCAGCAATGACAGCAATAGTATACGAGGGTTGTCCAAACAGCAAAACAGGTAAGCACTATTACACTACAGTAGTGCTTACCAAGTCAGACTTTGAACCACAATCCTTTGGAGATAGTGCAGAAGACACATTGTACAAGCGAGTAGAATACACCACCTTAGCCTGTACTTGTGGAGCAGTTCGGAAGAGTAGGGTACAATTGGAGGAATAATGTGGCATTCATAAAGCTAAGTAGTGGTCAATATAGAACAGTCACAGCCGAACAGGGCAGCTATATTTGGCAGGTACTGAACAATGAAGTTGAACCGCGAGATGAACAAGATGCTGACAGGATTAGTCAGGTAGAGAAAGTAATACTTAATCGGCATAACCCTTGTACACCAATGAGCTATTTACAGCGGCATCCCGATACGGCTGCATCTGATGGTGAGTATGCTGTTATGTTGGGGATTAGGCGATGAAATGGTTTAAACAACAGTCCACATATACTCAAGAAGAAACCAACGAGCAGATTTACCAGATTAAGCAACTTACTGAATTAAGAAATAGGTGTAGTGACAAAACAGAGATAGAGAAGTATAATACGGCTATTGATATTGCTCAGGAAATACTTACTTTTATGTTGGAAACGGTTAATGATTCGCATAAAAAGTGATTGTGTGTTATAAATTAGCGTGTAATTAGCGTGTAATTTTATGGCATCAAATAATCCTAATGCAACTGATAATCTAAAGCCCTTTACAGGTAGAAATGACCCTCGTAATGGTCGTAAACCTAAAGGCTCTAAACATATCTCTACCTGGATTCAGGAACTCATGGAAGATGAGGGGTTTGAAGCAGCTATTCAACAAGGTGATAAGATTATTGAATACAAAGGTGCTCCTATTAAAGCCATTATCAAGGCACAGATGCAAAAGGCTATTAATGGTGATACTAAGGCATTTGATTCATTAGGTAGGTATGGTTGGTCACAAAAGATTGAACAAGAAAATACTGGAGAACAAACTTTAACAATCAAGCACACTCGTGGCTAATATTGAAATTGAACTGCCCCATATTTATAAGGCAAGAGACTATCAGAAAGAATTTTGGAAAGCTTGGGATAGTGATAAGTACGATATCTTTGTATTGAACTGGCATCGTCGTGCTGGTAAGGATGTTACTTGTTGGAATGCTACCATTGACTACGCAAGTATGTCTCCTATGACAGTCAAGTATGCTTTTCCCACAGGTGATATGGCAAGGGATAACTTATGGGAATCCTACACTAATGATGGTTTACGCTTTACTGATTTCGTACCAGAAGCACTCAGGTTTAAGCGTAATAAAGGTGATGATGGTCTTAATGACAGCTTAAAAAGTATTGAGCTTTTAACTGGTGGTAGTATTCGTGTCATTAGTGCTCATAAACCAGGACGCTTACGTGGTGGGAATAGTAAGCTGTTTGTCTTGAGCGAATTGCAGGCAATGGACCCAAGTGTTATAGATATCATTGAACCGATACTAGAGGCTAACCATGGCCGCTTATTGGTCAACCTTACTAGTAATGGGGACAGTGCCGCAAAGCGGATGGTAGAGGACTGGCAAAAAGACCCCCGGGTATATGTATCCATCTTAACGGTAAATGACACACCCGTCTTTACAGAAGAACAGATGGTACGTATTCGTAAGCGTACAGTGGAACGTTTCTTAGCAAGAGGACAATCTGAAGAAGAAGCACATGCCTTTGTAGATCAGGAGTATTATTGCAACTGGGACAGTCCTGTAGTAGGTAGTTACTTTGGCGCTGCAATGCGCAGAGCAGCGGAGCAAGAGCGTATAACACGGGTGCCATATGAAACACAGCTACCAGTGCATACCTTTTGGGACTTGGGTGTTGATGACAGTATGTCTATCTGGTTTATGCAATTCCATGGTAGGGAAGTACGATGTATAGATTACTTTGAAGCAAGTGGTGAAGGTTTTAAGTACTACGCCAAAGTACTAAACGGTCAGCATGAAGGATTCGAACATATGGGTGATTACTTGTATGGTAAGCATTACGCACCACATGATATACGTGTACGTAACATGGGCAAGGATGCCAGGACTAGACAAGAGGTGGCTGCTGATCTTGGTCTTAAGTTTGAAGTAGTAAAACGTGTTAGTCAGAAAGAAGATGGCATAGAGGCTATCCGTACAGTGCTTGGACGGTGTTGGTTTGATGAACAGAAATGCCAACGTGGTATTGAAGCACTCAAAGGCTACAAGAAAGAGTGGAATGAGAAACTTATGGTATATAAAGATACACCAGTCCACGATTGGACAAGTCATGGTACCGATGCGTTTCAGACTATGGCAATTATCGTGGATGAGGTTACTAGTAGTGATGGTGCTGCACTAGTAACCAGTAGTCCAACGCCGGAGCTGTCTAAGCCGTCTTATATGGCTAACGAATTTAAACATGACATGTCAAACGCATTAAGAGAGGCAGCCGAAGATCTATGAAATCTATTACTATGTATATTTATGCTTCTCAAGAGCCGATTGAGGAGATGGAATGGTATCATTGCAACAAATGTAAACGGGTACTATTTAAAGTGAATAGTCAGCATATGCTACTAAGCAATGCATACGGAATAAGCTTTAAAGATGTACCGCCAAGTAGTCATTATATGGAGTATCAGTGCCATAGTTGCAAAATGCAGTACTCTATACTTTTTCAGTAGTGTACAATACCAAGCAAATGTTTGTGCTTAACCTAACAGATAAGGACATTGAATAATGTCAGTTCAATATGATCGTACTGCACCTGTTTATGACAATACTAATGTAGATAATATCAGCCAACAATCTGGTGTTATTGACAAGCAGCCTAGTCTTAGCCTAGATATTGAAGATCATGAGATTATAAGAAACCTAGATCTTCGTATCAATGAGTCAAGAGAATATTGGGATGATGCTAAAGGATTCGATCTCAAGAACAGCCGTAATGAGAATGTACGTTATTTCTTAGGCCGCGTAGATGAAAAGGGATTGTATCGTCATCAGAAACCTTATAAGGAAAATCAGTTATTTCTGGGCGAACAGGCAGTTATAAGTTATGTCACCGCACAAATAGCCGGTCCTGTTGTTATTCCTGCTAGTAAAACGGATAGAAGCAAACTATTCGCTGGTGACCTTGAGAAAGCTATTAAAGCTT